CAGATCCGGTTAAGAAGAAGCCAACGTCATCGAAGCATCCCAAAGTGGCTACCGAAACCGAACGCGCCCGGGCAATAGTCCGAGCCAAACTCAAAGGGTAGAACCGTGGATTTTGGCGACGTCGTCGGCCTGATAGCAACAGCATTAGCAGCCCTCGCAATCATGGGAACCGGGCTCGTGTGGCTCATCCGCAACGTGGTTCGGGATGAAATAAAAAAAGCCACCCAACCAATACAGCCCGGATTCCGCAACGGTGGCGACTCACTCGCAGACGTGTCATCAAAAGTCGATCGAATAATCGAAAAGTTAGGGCTCTAATGAAGCATTGGCTCGCTTCCACGTGGGAAGGCTCCATCGTAAAGATCGCCGGTGGCGCTGCACTCGGTGCACTACTTTCGTGGCTCGCAACGGCAGACGTTCACCCGCTAATAGTTGCCATATCGGCGGCAGTAATTCCCGTGATTATTAACGCACTCAACGGTGACGATTCAAGATATGGGAGGCTAGATCATGGCGAGACTCTGTAAAGGCGGCGTCACCCTACGTGACCAGGTGAACCGTAAGTGGCGTAAGCGTGACAAGCGCTCAGATGGATGGATCGGTGACCGGGCTCACGCATCGAGGGTATCCGACCACAATCCGAACAAAGCCGGTGTAGTCCATGCAATCGACATAGACGAAAACATGGGTAAAAAAGGCCGGAACCGTAACGGGCGAACCGCCAAACGACTCGCCAACCAATTACTTGATTACGCGGCCAGCGGGCTCCCCGGTGCTAAAAGACTCAAATATGTGGTCTATGAAGGCCGGATAAGTAGCGGAACCTACCGGCGGACGTGGTGGAAGTGGCGCGGATCCGGTTACGGGCACGAAGCACACATCCACGTGTCATTCACAAGCTACGCCGACCGCGACGGGACCGTGTTCCCCTTGCCAATCCTGACACGCTCCCCAATCACTAAAGCCCGTTGGCGGCGTGATCTCTCAAAAGCACGTAAACGCAACAAATAGCGGCTATTATCGACGTCTATCGAAGGGGAACACATGACATATATTCGACCAGGGGAAGCCGCCGAAATGCTAGGCGTATCACGCGACGCAATAAGGCGCTATTCGGACGCGGGACGTATTGATGCCATCGTCACACCCGGCGGGCACCGTCGGATCGACAGGGAAAGTGTGGACGCCTACATCGTTCGGCGGACCCGAATATCTAGCACGGTGACGATCATTGAGCACAAATGATTACCGAGGTGCTTATGTGCGCGGCCCTACTTACGGCCCCGGCGTGTGCAGCGAGCTCGATCGACGCGAAAGATTGGAAGGGTCACGAACCTAGTCTGTACACGGGGCAGCATTATCACCATAAATGGGCAGGGGTTCGTAAGTGCATTATGCACAGGGAATCCCGTTATAACTATAGGGCTAGAGGCACCATATCGACCGCATCCGGCGCGTACCAATTCCTTGACAGTCAATGGCGGATCAGTCTCACGTACATGATGATTCGCGAGAGTCGATCGACGGCCGACGGCCTGATCTCAGAGATCAAGGAACTCAGGCATCATCCGATCCAAGAATGGAACCGATACTGGCAGGACCGCGCCTTTTACACGGCATGGGATAACGGGCGGGGGGCCGACCATTGGAACCAAACCAGGCACAAGTGCTAAACGCTAGTTACTACCTATTCGATCTTGATCATTTGGGTCTAGATGGGCAGGCTTTTATCGTGATCCGCGACGGTAAACCCACCCTCTCATATAGGCGATTCACTCGTGACCGGTGGTCACCCGAGATCATGCCCAACACGCCAGAATAGTCAAAGCCCTTGACACGGCATCTACGGCTGACCAAACTAGGGCCACAGACATTCCACGGGAGGGGAAGCCCGGTACCTCTGGCACATAAGTCCAGAGGATGTCTCCGGTGGGCCTTGTTTCTAGTGGCAAGGCTCACCACACCACTAGCCACTAGCAGGAAAAGGGGAACAATGACATACTCACTATTTGACTCAATTGGCGATATTCAACTCGATCGACCTGGCCATAATTGCACCGGGCAACTTTGTACGTACTGCGAACGATTCGACCGCCAAGACGTCGAAGTCCTAGCCGAGATAGATAAATCTTGGCGTATCCAAGCGACCATCTTTCGTAAATCGTTGGCTATAGGTGGCCTATTCAGCGCCGACCTACTCATCGAAGCGATCGGCCTACCTGACGGTCACCCGAACCAAATAGGTGCACTATTCCGCTCATGGGCAAGCATGGGTGTGATCACCTCCATGGGTAACTACGTGGTGAGCACTCGGGAATCCAATAACGGCCGGTCTATCCGCATGTGGAAGAGAACCGCATGAGCCCCGCATTGCTCGGCCTCGCATGCCTACTTGCTGGCCTCGTCATTGGTTTAGCGTGGGGCTATGTTGGTGGCAGTCATGGGTGACTACCTTGAAGGTTATGTACAAGCCTTAACCAATGTCCTTGACGATATAGATGTCGAGAAATGCGAAACAGTCGCAGATGTCAGGCGCCTCATTAGGCAAATGCTCGACGATACGGACAGCGAATGAAAGACCTAGAAGAACTTGTACAATACGTGCTAAAAAAGCAGGCCGAAAGCGTTGGACAGTTTCGAGACCTACAGGCCGCTTTAGAAATGGTCGAATATCAAGTCACGCTTATATCCTCATATGTCGACGATTATCGTAAAGAGTCAATAGACCTCCTTCAAGAGACACACGACATTCTCAATCGCAGGATAACGATCACTCAAAACGTAATAGACGAACATTTAGACGATACGGACAGCGAATGACCTACAACCTTGACGGATATGTGGACGTCGCTTCACGCGTGAAACTATTTATTTCCCGTTATCCTGATGGATCACTCCAAATGGATGCACCCGAATGGGTCACCATCGAAGGCAAACAGTGGGTCGTGGGTCGGGCTTACGCGTACCGCACACCCGACGACGCCCGCCCAGGTGTCGGGATCGCGTGGGAAGTAGTCCCGGGCACAACGAATTTCACTCGCGGATCAGAGTTACAAAATCTACAGACCTCTTGCTGGGGCCGGGCGATAGGGGCCCTCGGGATAGGTATCGACGCATCTATAGCCACGCTGGACGAGATACAGCACGCTAAAGAACGCGGCAAAGTCATGCGAACGACAGAGGCGATACCTGATGACCCATGGATAACAGAGGCACCAGCACCAGCCTACGACGGCGCAGTACCGGGCAAAGGCTCAAGCATGTACCCACTAACAGGGCCGCAACTCAAAGCAATCCACGCCATACTAGCCAAGCGTGACATACGTGACGACCTGGACAAACTCGCCAACGTCAACGCCTGGCTAACAGGGCTGAACAAAACAGCCGTAAGCAGCATTACGGAAATGAACAAGACGGACGCATCCGGGTACATTGACCACTTACAAAAGGGTGCCTGATGGGGAAACTCCGCAACACGTGGACGGGTCGCACACTCGCCCGCAACGTCCCATGTATCAAATGCCAATCAACCATCGAAGCCGGTCAACTCGGGTTTAAACGCAGGCATCTACAAAACCTGCCAGACTGGATATGCGAGGCATGCCTACCCAAATAGTCATAAGCCTAGACATACCACTGGAGGCTATAAAATCGGTGGGAGGAGCCTCGCTTGATATTACGGAGGGTGTGAATCAGCGGCTCGAAGGTCAACCCGGGAGGGTAAGTATGCAAGAAAACAAACCACCACAGAGCCCCGAGCTTGATTCATCAAGATCGAGATCGGGGCGATCATCACGAGACCAAAGGACAAACCAATGACAACAACACACGAACCAATCCACTACAGCAAATACGATTCACACTGCGGCCTCGCAGGCTGCGGATGCGATCACGCACGATGTTATAAAGGATGGATCGACAACACCGCAGGCACATGGCCATGCCTTTACTGCCGAGAAGACCTAACCAGCCGCCTAATGCGAGCCCAACAGGCACGGGACAGGGGCTACCCCCAAGAGTCCATAAGCCGCATACTCATGACAAAGACTAGATAATGGCAACCACCACGCCTGGCAGGGGAGGAGCCCAGTACAAGAAATGGGTCAAGATGGTCCTCGAACACTGCGAACCAGTGTGCATCCGGTGCGGCTACCCAGTCGACATGACCTTGCCACGCAACAGCGCACAAGGAGCCAGCGCAGACCACGAACCACCCCTAGCCCTCACCGGTGACCTAACCCCCGGCCTAGACGGATCAGGCATCGCACACCTCCAATGCAACAGGCAACACGGCGGAAAAATCGGAAGTGCAAGAGCGCAACAAAAAAATAAAAACAATTCCCAAAACCAAAAGGGAAACAGTTCTTTAAGACGGTCCTCGTCTAC